ATGCTGGCTTACTCGTTGTTTCTGGATGATGCGCTACACTGGCACGCGCTGAGTGTCGTCTTTCTGGCGCGCCTGACCAATCGTGAAGTCCTGTCGATAGCATTCGCCGCGCTTCGTGCACTCGAACCCGAGGCGCGGGAAATGGTCTTTGGTGCGGCTCACTGGGGCACCTTGCCTGCCGCCGATCGAAACCCCTGCGACACGCCCGAGTTTCGCCAAGCCTCTGCCGAGTATCGGCACCGGTTCAGGATGCAGGAGCTTGGGCGCGCATGATGACCGAAGCCGAGCTTGATGAAATCCTTACGGTTCGTTGGCCCGCCATCGTGCGCCGTTCGATGATCGACGGTGACGAATGGACGCAATCTTTTGCCAAGAGCATTGCCCGCAACGGCAAGCGCCCGAACTGGCGACCGACGCCGAAACAAGAAGCCATCATGCGGCGGCTGGTGTCCGATCTGGGCACCGCCCCCGAACGTGATGTTGAGCTGATCGAGAGGTGAGAAAGACGAAGCCCGCCGTTGGCGCGGCGGGCTATGCGGCAGTCGGCGTTCACGGGTTAGCCGGGGCTGACGCATCACAGTGCTACCGGGTAACGGGCCAAAGCACAAGGGCAGCTATTCCGCGTCGTGCGGTCTCTCCATGCCCTAAGGCCCCACTGCCACCCTCTACGGCGGTGAACATGGGAGAGCGGACCGAGCCGAGGGAAAGGCAGGTCTGGCCTAATGCTGGGGCTCGTCCGAATTGGCAGAGCAACATGGCGGCGGTCAGGGCGGGAGGCGGGTTTTCAACCCCGCTGGAGTAACCCGCTTTCTGACCGTCAACCGGGGTCTGAACCGATTGGCAGGGGCAAGATAGAGCAATGATTTAATGAAGGAGAGAGGCACATGCGACTGAACAACAAGAGCGCCCGACTGGCAGTCAATGCGTGGCTGACCTCGTGTGGCCGTGACCCGCTTGGCAGTGATCTTTCCTATGAGCAGTTTGCCACCGAGCTCAGGAAGGTGCGCGCCGCGACCGTTGTGCAAGTGGCATTTAAGAGCCGGGCCGATGCCGTTGCCTACATCCGCGAGACGGCGCGAACAGACGCGAGAGCATTTCTGGAAACTATGAAGCACAGAGGATCAATGAAGCCTGACCTGTTCCCAGGCAATCGTGGGTCCTTTCCAGCCAGACCGTATGCGGGGGGCGAAGGCGCGGCGTGTCAGTCTTTGCAAGAGAAAACAAAGGGATAAAATATGCGGATCATGCAGGAACTGCCGGGGCTTGAAGGCGAGCGCGCCATTGCGCGCATCGGCGGCGCTGACCTGTGCGACCTGCTACGCCTTACGCCCGGCGCACTCACGGGCCTGGTAAAGCGCAACCTTGCGGTGAAGCTGGGCCATGATGCTTACGATCTGGCCGAGACCGTGGGCCGGTATGTCGAACACCTGCGCGGCACCGCTTCCGGGCGCGGGGGCGAAGAACAGGTTCTTACCCTTACAGGGGAACGCGCCCGCCTGGCCCGTGCGCAAGCCGACGCGCAAGAACTCAAGAACGCGGCCCTGCGCAGCGAGTTGGTGCCGGCGTCCGAAGTTGAACGCGCCTGGTCGGACACCCTGCGCGGCCTTCGTTCGCAGCTTCTGGCAGTCCCGTCGCGAATTCGGTCCGATCTGGGGAACCTGACCCCGGCGGACGTTGCCAAGATCGACCGCATCATGCGCGACACTCTAGCGGACCTGGGCGAAGCCGATGCCAACGATTGAACAAATCCAGCGCAAGGCCCTGCGCGCCCTGATACCGCCACCGCGCCTGCGCCTGTCCGACTGGATCGAGGCCGAAGTGTGCCTTCCCGATGGTGTCACGGCACAACCCGGCCCCGTCCGCCTCTGGCCCTTCCAGCGCGAGATTGCAGACGCAATCGGAGATCCGCTTATCGAGCGTGTAACGCTGGTGAAGCCGGTTCGTGTGGGCTTTACAACCCTTCTCACCAGCGCTGTTGCCAGCTTCGTAGCGAACGAACCCGCGCCAATTCTCTGCCTCTTGCCCGCTGAAGCCGACTGCCGAGATTACATGGTTTCGGACGTTGAACCGATCTTCGGAGCTTCCTCAGCCGTCGCCGCCGCCCTTTCCGACGAAAAAGACGAAGCCGGGCGCAACACCCTTCTGTCGCGGCGGTTCCCCGGCGGTTCGCTCAAGATCGTGGCCGCAAAAGCCCCGCGCAACCTGCGCCGACACAATGTCCGAATTCTGTTCATCGACGAAGCGGACGGCATGGAAGCCACCGCCGAAGGTTCGCCCATTTTGCTGGCCGAGCGCCGTACCCTGTCCTTTCCAGATCGCAAGATCGTCATGGGCTCGACACCGGTCCACGAAGAAACAAGCCACGTTCTGCGCGCCTTCGCCCAGTCTGACGCCCGCATTTTCGAGGTGCCTTGCCCCGAGTGTGGCAGCTTCACCGAAATTCAGTGGGCGCACATTATCTGGACCGAGGGCGAACCAGAAACCGCCCGCTTCAAGTGCCCGCACTGCGCCGCCGAAGTGCCCGAACGGAAAAAACCTGGCATGATCGCGCTAGGCCACTGGCGCGCCACGCGGCCCGAAGTGCGGGGACATGCAGGTTTCCGGCTCAACGCCCTGGTTTCGCTTCACGCGAACGCGGCATGGCCGAAGCTAGCGGCGGAATTCATCGCCGCGAAGGATGACCCCAGCACCCTGCAAACCTTCGTCAACACCATTCTTGGACAGGGCTGGCGCGCCGCAGGCGACGAGCTGGACGAAGGCGACCTTGCTAGCCGGGCCGAAGCCATCGGCCTGGACGAAGTGCCTGCCGAAGTGCTGGCGCTGACAACCGGAATCGACGTGCAGCACGATCGCCTTGAGGCCACGCTTCTAGGCTGGACTGAAGACGGCGCGGCGCTGGTGCTGGGCCACGTTGTGATCTGGGGTAGCTTCGAAGACGAAGAAGCATGGCGCGACCTGGACGAACTCTTGCGCACCCGCTTTCGGCACCAGCTGGGCGGGCGTATCGGCATAGATGCCGCCGCCATCGACGCGGGCGACGGCGCGTCAATGCACCATGTCACCGCCTTTACGATGCCCCGGACCCGCGCCAAGGTAATTGCCATCAAGGGCGCGGACGGCAACCGGCCGGTGATCGAGCGCGCCGGATCGAAGACGAAGACCGGCGCGCGCCTCTGGATCGTGGGTGTTGATACGGCCAAGGCCCAACTATTCGCTCGACTGCCCCGACCTGATGCCGTCCGGTTCTCTGCCGATCTGCCGCCGGTCTGGTTTGAACAACTGGCCAGCGAACGCGCCGTGATCCGCTACAGGCGCGGCCAGCCTGTCCGCAGTTTTGAGCGCATTCCAGGCAAGCGCGCCGAGGCATTGGATTGTGTGATTTACGGCTATGCCGCCCGGCAGATCGTGACATTTGACCCCGAACGCCGCCGCCGAGAACTGGCCAGCGCAAGTCCGCCAAGTCTTCGAACCGGCCCAGTGCTGGAATCCGCCTGGATGCAAAAGAGGTGACAGAACAGGGCAGGGACTGCCCCCGGTTGTGATGATCGCTGGAAAAGTCCCCCGTAACTGGGCGAGTGGGCAAACCCCCAGAGTGCGCGGCTGTTGTCTCTCCGGCGCGGCGCACAAATAAACTTGATTTTCACGGCCATTCTGTAAGTCCATAGACCTTCTAAAAGTATTTACATAGCGAACGATATGTGTAATCAAATGATCATCAACTTGATACTTATCAGAGAGGCGAGATATGAAGACCGTTGATGATATTCGGATTTCCACCGAGGCCCTGGCGGGCTTTCTGGACGTAAAGTCAGGAACCTTCCGAAACTGGCAGAATCGCGACGGGCTGTTGCAGGGGGGCACCTTGTCAGGGCGTGGCCGCAGGGCGTCCTTCAGCTTCTCTGACTGCCTGAAGGCGTATGTAGCGAAACAGTTGATCGAAATGAGCGTTTCGACATCTGTTGCCGCAACCATTGCCAACCACTCTCCAGCCCTCGATGCCTTCATGAATGGAGCACCGCTTGTTGTTGGTGTGCGGGATGGAAAACCCGCTCTGGCCTATGATCCTGATCGGGATATTGCCATTCACATTCCGCTTGAGGAATTCGGCTGGTCCCTTGCGGATTGGTTCTGCCATCACATTGCCCTTTCGGCGGGGAAGCCGGGAGCCTTCCAAACGGCGAAGCGTGACTTTGAAGAACGCGTAAACCTGCACCGGATCAACAAGCAATGATCCACCTTAGGGACATAATCCGCCGTATCGTGGCGCCCGCAGCAATCCGGCAGATTGAAGCCGGGGGCGGTGGCTGGCGTTTTCAGGGCGTGCCTATGCTTCCCGCGCCCCAGCAAAGCGCCCTTGCAGCCCGAGGCCCGGCCAAGGCGCGCGCCGCTGCCCTGTCAATGAACAACCCGATTGCCGCCCGCGCCGTGGAGGCGTGGGCATCGGCTTTGGTTGGAAAGGGCTGGCAAGTGCAGTCGCAGCACAGCGACCGGCAAGTCGCGCGCATCTTGAACAATGATCTTGAAACACTCGTTTGGCCTCTCTTGCCTATGATTGCCAGAGGCATAGTCCGCGACGGCGAAGCCTTCGTGCGCATCCTGTCCGGGCCGAACGGGTTTCGCCTGGTCATCCTGCCTTCTGATCAGATCGACCCGGCCATGACCCGCGACCTGGGCAACGGGGCGCGCATCGTGGCCGGTGTTGAATTCGACGCATCGGAGCAAGTGACAGCCTATCACGTCCTTCCTGATGCCCCCGGAACCGCCTTTGCCAACTATGGCGAAACGCTGCGCATCCCAGCTTCGGAAATCCTGCACATCTTTGACCCGATCTTTCCAGGCCAGGTTCGGGGCGTGACTTGGCTTGCCCCGGTCCTCTTGAAGCTGGCGGATTACGACGCCGCATCCGATGCCATGCTGATGAACCTTAAGACGCAAAGCCTGTTTGCAGGTTTCATCACTGACTTGGAAGGCGGCGCAGCGGGCTTCGATAGTCCTCGTGACGCCGGCACCGCTAATATCAGCCTTGAACCCGGCGCCATGCGCATTCTGCCCCAAGGCAGCGATGTGAAGTTCGCCCAGCCGTCTGGCGGGCTTTCGCAGCAAGTGGACTTTATCAAGTCGCAGCTGCACGAAATCGCCGCCGGGCTGGGCCTGATGTATGAGCAGCTTTCGGGCGATCTGAGCCAAGCGAACTATTCCAGCGCCCGTTTCGGCCTGCTGGAATTCCGCCGCCGCGCCGAAATGCTGCAACGAACCCTGATCGAAGGTCAGCTTCTCCGCCCTCTCTGGCGCCGCTGGATCGACTGGAAGTCGCTTGCCGGTGAAATCACGCCCGAAGATGCCATGTCGCCAGATTATCGCGCCGTGCGCTTCGTTGCGCCCGGCTGGCAATGGGTTGACCCGCTTAAGGAAGTGAATGCCGAAGTGCGCGCCATCGAGGCAGGCTTGAAATCCCGCGCCGAAGTAGTGGCCAGCCGGGGGCGCGATCTGGACGAAGTTGACGAAGAGATTGCGGCCGACAATCGAACGAACCGCCGGGAAGGTGCAGCATGACAATTCATCTTCGCGCGGTGACGCCGCGCCCCTCAACTCTCGACCCAAACTTGCGGACTGTCGAAGCCATCGTTTCGACCGGGGCACCCGCCGTCCGTCCGGGATTTGTGGAACGCCTTGACCTGTCGGGGGCGGACTTGTCGCGCCTTGTCGGCGCCCCCGTTCTCGACGGCCACCGCGCCCAAAGCACCCGCGATCAGCTTGGCGTGATCGAAGCTGCCGAGCTGCGCCCCGAAGGGCTTTGGGTCCGCATCAAGTTTCGCTCGAACGACGCCGCGCAAGCCGTCCTTTCCGACATTGGCGACGGAACCCTGCGCGGCCTGTCCATCGGCTACAGCGTCCAGCAATGGCGCGAGGGGCAGGAAGGAAACCGGCGCGTGCGAACCGCCATCAAGTGGACACCCGTTGAGGTGTCCGTTGTCCCAATTCCCGCCGATCCCACGGCACACTTTCGCAATGGAGCATCAACCATGCCTGAGAACGACATTCACACCGCCACGCCCCCGGCGGATCCAATCACGACGACCACGCCCCCGGCTGGCACGCTGACCCGCGCGGACATGAACCGCGAAATTCGCAGCATCGCCCAGCTTGCCGGACTGCCCGACGAATGGACCAATGGTCAGATTGATGCCGAGGCAACCCCGGAACAAGCCCGCGCCGCCGCCTTCGAGGAAATGGGCGCCCGGCAGGACCAGACGCGCACCCGCACGGCGCGCGCCGACATCTTGACCGATCACAGCGACCCGGCAACAATTGCCACCAGGGCCGGTGAAGCTCTGTTTGCCCGTTCGCATCCGGAGCACCAATTGTCTGAACCGGCCCGCGCCTATGCTGGCCTGACCATTCCCGACACGGCCCGCGAATGCCTGCGCCGCGCGGGCATCTCGACCACCGGCATGGCAACCGAAACGCTGATCACCCGCGCACTGCACGCGACCAGCGACTTTCCCCTGATCTTGGGCGATGCCGTAAACCGCGAGCTGCGCCGAACTTATCAAGCCCCGGTGTCCGGTGCCCGCCTTCTTGCCCGCCAGACCACGGCCCGCGACTTCCGCGCGAAGCGCCGTGCGATCCTCGGAGAAGCCCCCGCGCTGGAAAAGACGAACGAAGCGGGTGAATTCAAACACGGCACCATTGACGAAGCCGCCGAAACCTATGCCGTCGCCACCTTCGGAAAGATTATCTCAATCAGCCGCCAGGCAATGGTGAACGATGATCTGGGGGCATTCACGACCATTCCTGCTGCCATGGGCACCGCCGCCTTGAATTTCGAGGCTGCCCAGCTGGTAGCGAAGATCGAAGGCAACCCGGAAATGTCGGACGGCATCGCGGTCTTCAACGCAGCCGGGCATGGCAACGAGAAATCGGCCACCGCAACCGGCTCCGGCGTGACCATGGTTGATGCCATTACCGCCGATCTGGGCACCGCCCGCACCGCCATGCGCCGCAAGACCGGCTTGAGCGGTGCGCCGATCGACGTTGCCCCCCGCTTCGTGCTGGTGCCGCCCGAACTGGAAACCGACATGCAAAAAGCCCTGGCAGCCATCCAGGCGACTAGCTCCGAAGACTTCAACCCGTTTTCGACGCTTTCGCTGGCAGTCGAACCGCGCCTGACCTCCGAAACCCGCTGGTATGTCGTTGCAGATCCGCAAACCGTGGATGGTCTGGAATATGCCTATCTTGAAGGCGCCCCCGGCCCCCAGATCGAAAGCCGCGCAGGCTTTGAAGTGGACGGAACCCAAATCAGGGTTCGCCTGGACTTCGGTTGCGGCTGGGTTGACCACCGCGGCTGGTATCGGGTTGGCGACTGATGACCATTGCGGCCAGCGAGCTTGTCACCATGCGTGATGCCCTGATCAGGGCACGCGCACGGGGCGTTCGGGAAACGACGGTTGACGGGATGCGCGTTTCTTACGCCACCGATGCCGAAATGGCCGCAGTGATTGCCGATCTTGAACGCCGCATCAATGCCGCATCGGCCCCTTCGCGGGGGACGGTGCATTTCTCGACCTCCAAGGGAGTCTGACATGAAGAACTTTGTGCAAACCGGGAACACGCTGACCTTCACCGCCGCCGATCCTGTCACCGCCGGGCAAGGGGTTGTTATGGGGGCGTTGTTCGGCATCGCTGCCAGCTCTGCCGCCACCGGCGAATCGTTCGAGGCCGCGTTGACCGGCGTCTTTACCCTGCCCAAGGCCGAAGACGACATTGCCACCGGTGCGGCCCTCTACTGGGATGAAGCCCAGGGACTGGCGACCACGACCACCGCCGAAGGGGCTAACCCGCTGATCGGCGCTGCGACCGAAGCAGCCGGAACAAGCGCCTCGACGGTTCGCGCGCGCCTCAACGGCACCACGATCTGAGCAGGGAGAGTTTGAGCAATGGCAGGGGCGCGCAACACCGCTACGTTTCACGGGGAAGCGCCCCCGTCATTCGGCGCGTGGGCAAACCCCCGCCGCGCGCGTCACTTGCGGCGCAAGCGGACCCCCGGCCCGCCGCCGTTCTCTTCAATGAAATCCACCCCGGCAGCCTCAAGGGCGGCTCGGATTGCTGCGACCGCATCCACTGATGCGGGGGGCTGGATTGTGCCTTCCGCCCGCTTCAATGTCGAAACCGAAACCCCGGCCATGCTGGCGAGGTCTGTCTGGGAGAGCGACACAAGCGAACGCCCTGCCCGAATTTGCGCTGATGCTGTCATGTTTTCTGTTGAACCATTTAGACCAATGGCTATATGGACCATACAACATTTTCAGGAGGCAAGGCAATGTCCAAAGAACGCGCCTGCGCGAACGGCCCCATTATGTCCCGCCGCGCCCTTATCGCTACCGCCCCTGCCGCTGGCCTCGCTGCGCTGGTCGCGGGCGCAGAGCGGGTGCAGGCATTGACCGGCGAAATCATCGAACCGCCTTACCTGCATGTGGTTGATCGGCCCGTGCCTGGATCGCGGCCCGGCATGAAGCCCGGCGACATGCTGCTTATTCTGCCCGGCCTGAGCCAGTGGGATGATACGCATTTGATGCGGAGTGGTGATTTCGCGGCTGTGCAGGTAACGCGGCCCGATGGCCTCGTTCACATCTGCTACCACGGCACCCGTCAAAGACTTCTCGTTTCCCGCGAACAGGCGAAAGAAATCGTTGCAGGAAGCATCGCCGGAAAGATTCGCCTGGTTCGCGGCCGCTGGATCGCTTGAGGCTTGTTGAGGAAATGAAGCCATGAACCGCCCCGCCCCAATACTCGCCAGCGAAACCAGCGCGGCCCGACTTCTGGACATGAAGCCGGCCGAGTTTCGCGCGCTGGTCGAAGCCGGGCATTTTCCGCGCGGGCGTGAAATCGCGCCGGGAATGGTGCGCTGGCCGGTCGATGAGCTGCGCCTGATCGCAAACGGGGAAGCCGCCGAAGGGCTGGGGGACGTGCAATGGTGAAACGCAAGAAATACCTATGGCAGCACCCGGACGGGCGCTGGTATGTCCGCATCAAGGGCAAGTATCACCGCATCAACGCGGACGAAGGCACACCAGGCTTTGACCGCGAGTATTGGGATATTCTGACCGGTCGCAGAGCCGAGGCCAAGCGAAGCTTTTCCGCCCTGATCAAACTGATCCGCGAATCGGACTGGTGGCGCGATAAGTCTCCGAGATACCGCGCCGACCTTGAGCCGGTGTTTCAGTATCTTGAGGAAAAGGTGGGCAAACGCGACGTGTCGCGCATGACTCAGGCCGACATTTACGAGGCGATGGACCGCAACGCGCATCGGATCCGCTTCGCCAACTACATTCCGACCGCCCTTTCCCGACTGTTCAAGCTGGCGGTGCGCAAACGCTGGCGCAATGACAACCCCGCAATCGGGATTGAGCCACTGCCGATGCCGAAAGCTAAGAAGCGCCCTCATATTCCCTGGACCGACGCCGCCGTCGCAAAGATGCGCAGCGAAGGCACCGGGCTGGCGCTTCTGGTTTTCGAGCTGGGTGTTGGAACCGTCCAGCGCCCTGGCGATCTTCCAGGCTTCACATGGGGAGACTATGACGGCGACACGCTATTCCTTCGCCAGGGTAAGACCGACAAGCCCCTTCACCTGCCCTGCACCGCCGCCCTGAAAGCTGCCCTTGCGAAGGCCCGCAACGAGCTGGGCGCGGCCCCGCATCCGTCACGGCACATTCTGACGCTGCAATCGGGCCAGCGGATGACATATCGCAGAATGGCCGAAATCTTCCTGACTGAGCGCAAGAGGCTTGGCCTAGAGGCTTTCGACCTTCACGCCCTGCGCTACCGGGGCGTGATGGAACTAGCATGGCATGGATGCGACGACGACGAAATCCAAGCCTATTCAGGCCACAACACCAAAGCCATGGTGATCAAGTATGCGGGCGAGGCCCGCCAGATCATGCGTGCCAGACAAGCAAGGGAGAAGCGCAAATGA